CACTTATGTTTTTGATAGGAACAACAGTTGACTACACACGCAGTTTAGTAGGTTCAACTTTTGAAATAAGAAATCCTAATGCCCAATCAGCTTGTGGTTGTGGTGTTAGCGTAAATTTTGATATGGACAATCTTGCAAGTCCAGCAATATAACGGAGCATTAGCAAATGGCAAAGCAACAAATTGACATTGGTGTAGAAGGTAACGACGGCACAGGCGATAGTATTCGCGAATCGTTTCGTAAAGTTAACGAAAACTTTTCAGAACTTTATGCAGTTTTTGGTATAGGTGGACAAATATCATTTACTGATCTAAGCGATACACCAAATAGTTATGAAGGTAACGAAAACAAAATACCTGTAGTTCGTTCAGATGGCAGCGGATTAAACTTGTTAGAATTTGCATCTGATAGTGCTCTTAATGATTCTAATGCAGATACTATAGGTTTTGATTTTACTGTCGACGGAAAGGTTATTCTTAAACAACTTGTTTCTAAAGTATCAAACGACCCTGCTCCAACACTTAGTGGTCCATTAGATGCTGCAACTCAACCTATTGCCAATGTTACAGTAAGTCAGGATGCAATAAACTATTTTAATGATGTGCACGGCACAGACTTAGAAATCGGTTCACTTGTTATTAATAAATCATATGCTGACAGAAACTATCAGCAAAAAGATGTTGCAGGCGGCGGATTAAGACTAGGTGATGAACCTCTAAATACAGACGAATATACAATTACAGCAAGCTCTTTTGTATCAGGTTACTTTAGAGTCCAGGAAGGACATGGACTGACTACAGCATTTAATGGAGCTCCATTTGTTTATAATACTACAGGCGACGACCCAATCAACCTTGTTTCGGGCACAACCTATTACATAGGTATTGCATCAAATACAGATATAGGATTGTATGCTTCAGAACAAGACGCAGTCAATCTAAACGCACGTATTTTACCTAGTGGCGGCACAGGTGTAAGCACTCTTACTGATGCTGCATATGATGACGATCTAGAAGGCAATTGGCTCGACAACGTTGCTTTACCTCGCAAGAGTATTGTAAGACGTCAAGGCGACACAATGACAGGCGCCTTAAACTTATTTGATCATCCAGGAGAGCTTGCTGGAACAGGTTTGCCATTTGGCCCTGACGATTTACAAGCTGCAACAAAATTATATGTAGATAGTAATGCTGCAACCAGTAAGGTAAACATATTTGTGTCAGAAGCATCTGGTGATGATAGACAAACTTATACACCAGTTGGAAAAGAAGGTAGAAATCCTGCTTATGCCTATAAGTCAATAAATGCTGCTGCTCGCAAAGCAGAAGAAATTATGATTGCTGCGCCAAAAGAACCTGGTCCGTATATGCAAACTATGACTTACAATAACGGAGAAGGATATGGCACAGTTATTACTTCGGGTATTACAAGTCCAATTGCAGGACGAAATGATGCTAGATCTTTAATTGTTGCTAACAAAGAATTTGTTGCTAAAGAAGTTATAGGATATATCAATTATACATATCCGCAGTTTGCAGATCAGTACAATCAAGAAACATGCCAAAGAGATGTAGGTTTAATCTTAGACTCTGTATCACTAGATGCAATGTTAGGAAATAACGCAAACTATCTATCACGCTATGCAGGTTTAAGATACTATTCTAATGTAAGTGCACAAAAGGCAATAGGTTCGCAAAAAGCATACACAGTTGCAGGCATAGAATATGCAAAGGTGCTTGTAAGAGATTACATTCTAACCAATACTGCTGTACCTACAACTTATCAAGATAGAGTTTTACAAACTATTGATCTAACAAAAACTCCTGACGCACAGGCAGATAATGCAATAGAAGCAAAATTTGATATTGTTTTACAGGTTATCGATGATGGTCCACTAGATGCTCCAACAATTGTTGACGGACAAACAACATACAAAATTAATGTAGGTAACGGTAATTTCGGATTCATTGATCAAGCCAATCCCGAAAATACAGATATTATTCCTGGTAAGGTAGTTAGAGGTAAAAGTTCTGGTGCTATAGGACGTATTATAGATTACAAACACGAGTCGGGTGCTAGACCTGTTTCAGTAATAGAAACAGACGAGATAGAAGTCCAGTTGTTAGAACCAATTGAATTTGAGAACGGTGAAGAATTAGAATACGGTAATATTGTAAACCAAACACAAATATCAATACGCATTGAATCGGGCATATATGAAGAAGATTTGCCTATTCGTGTGCCGCCAAATGTTTCAATTAAAGGTGACGAGTTTAGACGAGTTATTGTACGTCCAAAAAATAGAGTTTCTCAATCACGTTGGGCAAATTTATTCTTCTATAGAGATGCTGAATTTGATGGCTTAATTTTAGGTAAAACCGGAATTGAAACAATTGATTTTGATGCAAGCACTGACGCTTTACGAGTGCCTGGTACTTATACTATCACCGATGTAGATTATTTCACAAATAAAAGTGGTAGTGATGCTGTTTTTGAAATCACAGTAGGTGCAGGCGGCAGCGTAACAGATATTACAGTAATCAATCCAGGTAAGGATTTCCAGGCAAACGAAATAATAAGTGTACAAGACAATGCCCTAGGCGAAGGCGGCGCTGCACAATATAATTTTACTGTACTCACAGTTCCAAATGGTGTGCAGTATATCAATCCTTTGTCGGGGGAAGTGGACGGCTACTTCGGAAATCATTACTTGCTAAAACCTGATCAATTAAAAAACATAGGTGCTGGATATGAGAATGTAGGAACTTGGAATACTGCTGCACTTAGTTTAATAGACAATAAAGAATTTATACAAGAGCAAGTTGTTAACTACGTAGAAACAACGTATTCTGCTCTTATTGGATCTGCTGGATATTCGAGAGCCAAGTGTTTTAGAGATGCAGGATTAATTGTCGATGCACTAGTAAATGATTTACGCAACGGCGGAAATGAATTTGCTTTAGAAGCACAAGGACAATACTATGCAGGTGCAGTAGAATCCGGTACAGAAACAGAAACTGTCGCGGGCATAAGACATATTTACACACTTGCTGCTGACATTATTAGAGGTATATCGCCTGCACCATTATATGGACCAAGCGGTGCTGCACCAGATCCTGGAGTCAATCTTGATTACGAGTTTGACAATTTCAACGGCGACGGAGATCCTACCGGTTGGGAAAGCGGAAAGATTTATCGCTTGGGCAATATTATTAAAGAAAATATACAAAGTGAGGATCGCTACTATACACCAACAATAGAACATGTGTCAGGTACAACATTTGATGCATCAGAAATTAATTTATATTGGAGACAGATAGACGGTCCATCAACTGTTGTCAACAATCTAATAGAAACAGTCGTGTTTGCATTTAACTCGGAATATAATCCTCCATTGCGTAATGACGAAATGGATGTGTTCTTAATGAACGATGCAACTATACTACGTAACATTACAGGACAAGGACACGGCGGTTTCCAAATGGTGCTTGATCCAGAAGGACAAGTTCTAACTAAATCTCCATATTGTCAGACTGGTACAGGTTTTGCAAAATCAGATAACAAGCAAGTGTTTAGAGGAGGTTTATTAGTTGACGCCTTCGTAGGTAACTCTGCAATACAAGTCACAGAGCGTGTCGACGGTAATGCATTTAGATTAAGTGTACAAAGTTTAGGAAGCCAAACAGAGCCCCAAGGATTATTTGTACGTAGACCCGAAACACCTAGTGTGTTTTACATAGATGGAAGACGTTTCCAAGTTAATGCTGTTACACGATATGACAAAGAATTTGGTACTGCTGAAATAATATTGTCACCTGACAGTAACGATGGTGCAGGATTTACAGGGCTTACTAGCGAACTAGCAAGCGGAGTAGATTTAGATGATTTATCTAGTCCAATTGGAATAACCCTTCAAACAGCTGGTAATAGATCAATGCTAGGCAACGACTTTACACAAATCAACGACAAAGGTTATGGACTTGTTTGTGTCAACGGTGCATTATCAGAAATGGTATCTATGTTTACATACTATTGCTGGAGTAGTTACTATTCAAAGAATGGTTCAGAAATTAGATCGCTAACAGGATCATCGTGCTATGGTGAATATGGACTTGTTGCAGAAGGCTCTGATCCTAACGAAATACCTGACGCAATTCAACTTGCGCAAGACATGGTAGAGCCTGCCAAAACTTTTGATGCTGACGTTATTCTAGAACTTACAAATCCTGTAATATTACAAGCAGGCGACGAAATAACACAAAACATCACAGGGGCAACAGGTGTTGTAGCTGTGAACACAAGTCAATTAGATGATAGTGTTGTTTCACCATCGGGCGATAGGACCATTTATTTGAAAAATACTAATGGTGCATTTGATACAACAAATGAATTACAAATAACAGGACCTATAACAGGAGATTCTACTGTAACTGCATTAGGTGCAGGAAGTGTACCAGTTAGGGTTGACAACACAGGATATGGTAATAATAGATTATCTTTGTTCTTGTATGCATATGACTTCAAGGTAAATCCTTCAAATAGATCAGAGTTTGATATATGGCAACCTTCTGTTCCTGCATTTGCAAGGTACGAAGTTGCAAACGTTGCTCCTACAGGTGTTACGTTTGCATCACATAAAAATATTGGTACAGAAATTCCATTCGCATCTGAGAACACAAACAATCCACTTGCATCAGGTATAATTTTTAATATCAATAGAACTATAAGATATGGTTATCAACTAGAAATAGTGAATGGCGGCGCAAATTATGAAGTAGGAGATAATTTTACAGTTAGTGGTGTAGAACTAGCAGGCGGAACTACAGACAATGATGCTTACATTACTGTTACAGAAGTTGACGGGGGCGTAGTAACTGCTGTAAATATTACTGGTTCACCATTTGTAGATTCTAACACTCCTATGTTTGATGGTAGAGTTTTAAAACTTAACTTTTCAACAAGCGACAGCCAGTTTAGTACAAGTGGACTACTTGAAGATGTAGGCTTTGGTGAAAGAATTAACTATAGAAGAAACCAAACCCATATTATATCAGATTTTGCTAGACCAGATGTGCTTACTATTAGACCATCAACTGCTGTTATATTTGACGAAAATCCAGATTTTGTTTATAGATCAATTAGCTTCTTAACTTCGGACAGTCTAGGTAATGAACTAGAAAATGACGAGCTACAATCAGGATTTGATTCAACTTATGATTACATTAGATTAATTATCAATACTGCAAAAGCACAAGAAGTACCTCTAGCAGGGACAGGAACTACAAAAGGCGGAACTATAGGCGACACAGTAATTGCTGTGCAGTCAACAGTTGACAGCAACGAAGTATTCCGTTTAAATAATAACGCAAGAACTCCAGAATCAAACAGACCTGTGGGCTGGACAGCAGATACACTAACTGAAGCACCTATAGTTGTATGGGAAGGTAAAAAGTTTTATGTATTCAACTATAGAGGTGTAGACGAAACTGACACAATAGTTCCGGTTGCAGAAGATAACGAATACGGTATAGTTGATATTGTTGCTATAGACAGTGTTAACTTAGAAGACTTTGTTCAACCAGGTCCTACACTCGCAGATGGTTTAGGGACACCTGTAGTTTTAGGATCAGAACTTGTTACGTTAAGATGTGGCCTACAAGCAGGAGCAACAGGCACTGTAACTGTAAACATATCAACATGTCGTGCTACATCACATGACTTCTTAGATGTTGGTTCAGGCGGATTTAACGAATCAAACTATCCAACTGTCATTTTTGGTGAGCCTTCGGAAAAAGATCAGGCTAAAGAAGTTGACGAACGTGGTAAGGGGCGTGTGTTCTATGTTTCAACAGACCAAAACGGTATCTTTAGAGTTGGTAGATTCTTTAGCGTTGACCAAGGTACTGGTACAGTTACATTTAGTGCATCACTAGCACTTTCAGATGTTGACGGTCTAGGATTTAAGCGTGGTGTTGTTGTCACTGAATTCTCAACTGATACTGCAATGACAGATAACGCAGCTGACACAGTTCCAACTGAACTTGCTGTGCGTGGTTATGTAAACAGACGACTAGGTTACGATGTAAACGGTACACCAGTTGCTAACAAATTAGGTCCAGGTGTACTTGCTCCTAACGGTGCTGTTCCTATGACAGATGATTTAAACGCAGCAGGCAATACTATTACAAACATAAAAGAGCCTGATAGTTCATCAGATGCTGCAACTAAAAATTATGTTGACGAAGGCAGAGGTGTTCAGGACGAAATTAAAGACTTGCGTAGTTTGCAGTATCAAAGTTTTGATCAAGATCAATTGCTTGTTTCAACAGAATACAAAAAAATATTTGTATTAGGATCTTCTGTTGTATCAGGACCTTTTAGTAGAGGAGACAACTTTACTGGAACAATTACTGGTGCTACAGGACAAATTGTAGACGTCCAAGATGTAACTGGATATGAAGGCGATCTTGTAGAAATAACCTATACACCATTAACTGGTGAAATAAGTGATGGCAAACCTGTAGGTATATCAGCTGATCCAGATGTGTTAGTTGTTGCAGGCGGAGCAGAAGGTCTTGTTGTTGACGGACCAGTTGATGAATGGGTAAATGGTGTGTTAAGTGCATCATCAGATATTGAAATACTTACCAACAAAGAAGTTACTGAAGTTGGCGGAGTTGTAACTGATCGCTTTACTACTATAAACTTACAACTCAAGCCAAATGCAATTGTTAACGACGATGTATTCGGCGCAGCTAATATATCACAAACTAAACTTAATTTGAATGCAGCAACAACGAGAGCAGATGCTACTGGCATTACACAAAATGATCTTGGAGTAGCAGCATTTGATGACGCATTATTTACTACTACTAATGGCTTTGTAACTATTGCCAACGGCCAAATGCCTTTACAGAAAATTCAAAGAATTAATGACGGGACTGTGCTAGGTAACTATGCAGGTGATAGTTCAGATAATGATATAGATCAAATTCCGTTTAGCACAGTAATTTCAGAAGGCGGTGGCTTAGCTGATGAAGACTTTATAGTAGAGGTTCTCGATTCAGAAGATCCTGGTGAAGCTCTTATCAAAACAGGTGAAAGTACATACGGTATATCCAATGTAACTATTTCAGGAGAAGTTAATTCAATTGTTAAAACAGACGCTAACGGTAGTGTTCAGGCTAACTCACTTATACTAGGCGGTGACAGCACTTATGAAGTTTTATCACTAGACGGGACTACAGTTGTACTCAAAACTCCATCACAAGGTGAAATACTCCGTGCAGCAGGTGGTAGTGCTGGTACTGGCGGAAATCCAAGTGATCCAGGATATGTAGCACCTACATATCCAGATATCAGCATAGCAGGTAGTGTGAATATAAGCGGCACTGGCGTTACTGAAAGTACACTACAAGGACTTTCAAACTTCAATGGCGAAAAAGTATTAGCAGTTGATTGGATTTACAGTTCATTCATAGAAGCACCTGGTGAAAAAGGTCCTGCATCAACAGGACTTGCTATTGGTGCAAATACTGGTGTAACTGTTGGAGGTCAAGTTGGTATTGTTGTTGCAGACTCTGCAACTAGCAGTTCCGTACTACCTATTATAGTTGATAGCGCAAGAATTGTACCTGACACTGACAACACTTATGATATTGGTAGTGCAACATACAAGTATAAAGATGTTTATGCTACACTATTTAGAGGTACAGCAACAGAAGCTTACTATGCTGACTTGGCAGAAAACTATGTTGCCGATGCAGATTATGAACCTGGTACAGTGCTTGTGTTTGGCGGAGAAAATGAAGTTACACAAAGCACAGACAAGTTAAGCAATAAGGTTGCTGGTGTTGTTTCTACAAATCCTGCATACCTAATGAACAGCCATCTAGAAGCAGAAAATGTTACAGCAGTAGCACTTACTGGTCGTGTTCCATGTAAGGTTATAGGCAAAGTTGAAAAAGGAGACATGCTTGTAACAAGTGCTATACCAGGATATGCTATTGCATCATCTTTACCACAAATTGGTACAGTAATAGGGAAAGCATTAGAAAACAAAGACGATTTAGATAAAGGTGTAATTGAAATTGTTGTAGGGAGACTATAATGCATCAAAAAGATATAAAAAACTTAGTGTCAAAAGGTGCGAAAGTTTCCTTAGACACTAAGAATCCACAGACTAGACAAGTAGTAGCTACTGCGGGCAAATTAAGAATACAAGTAGCAAAAGGAGATCCAAATGGCACTAAAAACAATTGATTTAGGTACAAGCCCAAATAAAGGCGACGGAGATCCTTTACGCACTGCTTTTACTAAAATTAATGACAATTTTACTGAAGTATATGCTTTACTCGGCGCAGACGAAGTTGATACAGATGACGTTATTGCTCCAATGCTTGTACACAACAATCATACTAACGTTACAGTTACAAGAGACGATGACGCAGACCAAATAATTTTTACAGTTGATCAAGCAGTAACAGATTTGCAAGGTAGCGTATTTGGTGATGATTCAACATTACTTGTAGATGGTGTAAACGGCGTTATCCCAAGTGCAAATATATCAGGCACAGAAGCAACTAACTGGGACACAGCGTTTGGTTGGGGTGATCATAGCACAGCAGGTTATGCAGATGGTACTAATGAAGCAAACTGGGACACAGCGTTTGGTTGGGGTGATCATTCAACAGCAGGATATGCACCACAAGCAACAACATATACCAAAGTAGAAGTTGACGCAGCAATAGCAGCACAACAGCACTTACCAGTAGGTGATTTACAAGGTAGTGTGTTTGCTGATGATTCAACATTGTTAGTAGATGGTGTGAATGGCAAAATTACTGGCGAGGTTACAGGCACTATATCTAGCACAAACTGGATGGCAGCAAGTGACAATTACTTAACTATTTCAAATGGTGGCTCTACTGGTCCAGGTCCTATACAGATTGTTGCATCAGCAAATTTAGACTTGTCTTCTGGTACTAATAATGATATTAATATTACACCACACGGTTCAGGTAGAGTAAAAGTTAGTGATGGTGCATTTGGTATTGTTGAAGCAGCAACCTTTATAGGTCACGCAGATAAAACAATGTATCTGTCAAGTAAAACAACAGGTGCAGAAAGCACACACATTGCACTAGACAGCCAAAGCGGCGTAGCAACCACAATGTATGGTGCAGTTGATTTTGTAAGTGGAGGTTCAGTAGACTTTACAGGTTCAACTGTTACAGGATTACCTGCCGCTGGCGCAACAGAAATTAATGACCTTACAGATGTTGATACAGCAACTATAGCACCAAGCAGAAGTATGCAACCTTTGATTTGGGACGACATAGATAGTAACTGGTATCCAGGAAACGGCATAAGCCTTACTACTAATCTTACAATGGAAGATAATAGTTTTATTATGCTTCGTAAAAACGCTTACATAAACTTTGAAGGCTCTACTACAGATGGATTTGATACAAGATTAGAAGTTGTTGATCCAACAGCAAACAGAACTGTAAGACTACCAGACGCAGATGGCACACTTGCACTAACAGCTGATATTCCAACAGCACTTTCAGATTTTACAAACGATTTAGATTACGCACCAATTGTAGGCGGAGCAATACAAGCAAACGGTTTACCTAGCGGTACAACATTTACAGACACACTTACATTACCTGTATTAACAGCAGAGCCTAGTAGTCCAGTAAACGGAATGGTTGCAGTTGCAGATGGTACAAGTTGGGATCCAATGTCAAACGCTGCACAAACTATGGTAGTGTATCTAGCAGGTGCTTGGAGACAAATTGCACAAGGTGGCGTATAAGTTGATTACGATAAATATGTATAACAATAGGATTTAGAGAATGGCAAATAGATTTCCCCTAGTATTAGACACTACAGACGGCAATAAAATTAAGGAATTGCCCGACGGTGATAATCTAGATCTTACAAATAGTAGTATAATAAGCGTTAATGATATTAATTCTAGTGGAACTATCAGCACTTCAGAATTATTAGTGCGAGGCTTTCCAGTAAAACCTGTAGGGTTTTCAGATTTAATTGATACACCTGCAACATTCGAAGACGCAGAAAACTTTTTTGTAAAAGTAAATTCCAACGGTGACGGAATCGAATATAGGCCATTGGGTGATCTAGGTACTATTAATGTACAGAACATTGTCGGCTCAGGCGATATAGAACCAGAAACAACTTTTACAGGCAATATAGGTACAGATGAAAGAGCTTGGAGCAGAGTAAGAGCAGTTAATTTAGTAGGTAATCTAGTTGACGAGTCAGGAAGTGTTGTTTTCAATTCTACAACAGGTTTGATTTCATATGCTGCACTAGGCGGCGCTCCTCAATTTTTATCTGAATTTACAGACGATATTGGTTTTTTAAGAATAGAGGATTTAGATGATCAACTAGGTAGTTTATTTAGCAGTGCACCATTTGTAAGTGATCTACAAGGATCTGTATTCGGTGACGACTCATCTATGCTTATAGATGGAATAAGCAGTTTAGTTGTTGGTAATGTTGAAAACGCAACAACAACTAGTACAACAGTCACAGCAGGTGACGTGAATGCTACAAATGCATCTATCACAACTTCTTTAGACCTTACAGGATCACGCACAAGTAATCTTACAATGATTACACCTATATCAGGTATAGGAGGATTAACACTTACAACAAGCGGTAATAATCAACAAGAACTAATAAACATTCAACCAGCAGCAACAGGTGAAGTAAACATTACTGCTGATAAAATAAGATTCATCGGAGATGTAGTACAGCCTATAAATGCAAGTGGTGGCTTTGTTGGAGACTTAACAGGTTCTGTAGTTTCAGATAACAGCACAGTCATAATAGATGGTGTTGCAGGAAAAATAATTACACCCACAATAGCTGGTCCTGCGTTTTTTGAAGACGATGTTGTTGTAAATGGTAATCTTACAATACAGGGCACAACAACAGAAATTAACAGTACAACACTAACAGTAGACGATCTTAATGTTGTAGTTGCAAGTGGAGCAGCAGACGCAAATGCCGCCAATGGTGCAGGTCTTAGTGTTGACGGTTCAGGTGCAGCACTCACATATACAAGTGTTGATGATAGATGGAACTTTAATAAAGAATTAAATGTTGCAAGAGTTTACGGAAATGTAACAGGCGACTTACTTGGCGATGTTACAGGAAATGTGTCAGGAGATGTTACAGGAGATGTTAAAGCTCTCAACGGAGTGACAGTTCTTAATAGTGGCACAAATGGAATAGATGCTACATTTGCAGGTGATGTTATAGGTAACACTACAGGTTATCATACAGGCGATGTTACAGGATCAGTATTTTCAGATGATTCGTCTGTAATGGTAGATGCGGTCAACAATACTATGCATGCTACAAGTTTTGCAGGTATAGGAATAAATGTTTCATTAGTTGATACTAACGGTCCTGGACCATTACAAATAAAGGCAGGCGCAACTACTGATACTGGCAACACTATTTTCATTAATCCGTACGGTAGCGACACAGTTGTTCAAACACAAGCAGAAACTCACACATGGCTTACAGGACCTTATTTAGATGCAGGTCCAAATCCTTCTTTAGAATTTAAAACAGCAGGTGCATTTACAGCCCTTGACGGTGCTTATTTTGTAGGCGATTTAACTGGTGATATTGATAATTCTACACTTAATATGGGTGCAACAGCAACAACAATCAACATTGGACATGCAGGTAGCACAACAAATATTGCAGGCGATGTAAGTTTTAATACGGCTCTATTTGTAAACAATATTACAGCAGACGATAGTATACAAATTACAACAGCAGCAGGCAACAACAACGGTATTACTTTAAGCCCGCAAGGTACAAATACTACTATTAATTTGCTTGCAGACGCTGTTAGATTATTTGGCACGCCGTTTAGCGATACATTAAATGCAAATGGCGGAATAGTAGGTGATATCAAAGGTAGTGTAGTTGGCGACGACAGTACAATATTAGTAGATGCTGTAAACAATGTAATACCAAAAGCAAATGTTGAGGACAGCACAAATTGGGATACTGCTTATAGCTGGGGAGACCATGCAGGTGCAGGTTATGCAACTACAGCAGATGTTAACACAGCTACAGCTAATGCAACAAATTGGGATACAGCGTATAGCTGGGGCGATCATTCACTTGCAGGTTACTTAACAGCTGGTGCATCGTTTACAGGAGATGTACAAGGTAGTGTGTTTGCAGATGACAGTAGTCCAATGGTTGACGCGGTGAATTATGCGATGTTTACTGACTTTATGAATTTAACACCGTTAGCAATTGAACCAGAAAATCCAATAGATGGAATGGTCGTTGCTGCGGACAGAGTAACTTGGGATCCTGCGGCAAAAGGATCAGGAAGAAGTTATCCAGTTTATTACGACGGTGCTGTATGGCAGCCTTTATATTAATAGGAATTTAAAATGAGCGAAAGAGAATACATAGTAAGTTTAAACAAAGGCGTAGACTACGAAGCATTTAATCAAGAGATGATTGCAACAACAGGTGCAGGAGCAATTCCAGGTCGTGCAGTAGAAGTTGCAAATGCTCGCCCAGGATCCCAGCGTAATACTCATTATAGTTTAACTGATGCAGAAGCTGCTGCATTAAATAATGATCCAAGAGTGTTAGCATGCGAATTACGTCCTGATCTAAGAGACGACATAGAAATGGTAAGATTGACTTCACAACCAGGCGATTTTACTAAAACTAGTTCTGATTCAGGCGACTTTATAAACTGGGGTCTTGCTCGTTGTAATTTTATAGATAATCCTTATATTGGTAATGCTGGTCCATCAGAATATAATCATACATTGGATGGCACAGGAGTTGATATTGTTATACAAGACAGTGGTATTCAAGTAGATCATCCAGAATTTGAAAATTATTCTGGAACCTCACGTGTGCAGCAAATTGATTGGTATTCTGCAAGTGGTTTACCAGGTACACAAAGTAGTAATCATTACAGAGATTATGATGGTCACGGAACACATTGCGCAGGTATAGCCGCAGGACTTACTTATGGTTGGGCGAAAAATGCTAGAATCTATAGTGTAAAGGTTGCAGGCTTAGAAGGTTCCGGTGATTCGGGCACCGGTATAGATGTTAGTGACTGTTTTGATGTGATAAAAGAGTGGCACAATAATAAACCAGCAGATGCTGCTACAGGTGCAAAACGTCCTACAATAGTAAACATGAGTTGGGGATATGGTACATACTTTACACGTATAAGTGGCGGAACATATAGAGGAACACCTTGGTCAGGCTCCACTAGACGCACAGATTACGGAATGATAGGCACGTTCGATGGCGCAGGATATCGTTTTGGAGTTAGAGTAGCTTCGGTAGATGTTGACCTTGAAGAACTTATAGAGGCAGGAGTCCATGTATGTATCGCAGCAGGCAATAGTTTCCAGAAGATAGACGTTCCCGGAGGAGCAGATTACGATAACTTTTTTAATGATTCTTTCTTTGGAGCAAGATATTATAATAGAGGAGGTTCGCCGCACAGCCAAAATGCCTTCATGGTAGGAAATATCGATAGTTCAATACATTCGAGTGGCAAAGAACAAAAAGCAGTAAGTTCGGAATCAGGTCCTGGTGTAAACATTTATGCTCCTGGCACGAATATAATGAGTGCATCTAGTACAGTGAACAAATTTGTAGATGGAGATTATCCTAGTAATTCAAGTTTTAAAATAATGAATATTAGCGGTACATCAATGGCTGCACCTCAAGTTGCTGGTATAGCAGCATTGTATGCACAGATACAACCAGACATTACTACTTCTGAAATGTTGAATTTCTTAACAAATAATGCTGGTAGTAGTAAAATTTACACAACAGGTTTAGATAACGATTATGGCGACGAGCGCAGTATAAAAGGTGGTCCTAATCTTTTTGCCTATAATAAATTTAACTCTGCAACACAAATGCTGATAGGCGATGTTGACAAAGAAGGCACACTTAATCCGACTTATAACCTGCAAGTATCTACAGTATCTGTAAACGAAGGCGGCTCGTTTACAATTACACTTACAACAACAAATGTAGCAGACGGAGTACAGATTCCATACACAATTTCAGGCGTTTCTTCTTCAGATATAGACGACGAAAGTTTGACAGGTAATTTTAATGTTTTACTAGGAACTGCAACATTAAATATCAATGTTAGTGCTGATTTGACAACTGAAGGTCCAGAAACATTTAGATTAAGTTTAGACAATGAACCACAATTTGTAGATGTTACAATTAATGATACAAGTGTAGCAGTCACTCCTACATATACATTATCAGCAAGTGTTCCAAATGTATCTGAAGGTGATGATGTTACAATTACACTTACAACAGAATATGTTGATGATAATACTAATGTTGCATATTTGATCTCTGGCGTATCTAGCGAAGATATTGCTGGAGAAAGTTTGAGTGGTAATCTAAACATCCAAAATAATACTGCTTCTATTATATTAAGAATTTCAGAGGATGCAACTACAGAAGGTTTAGAAACACTAATATTTTCGCTTGTAAACGGCGAAGACAGTATTTCAATAACAATTTCAGATACAAGCACAGCTGGTTCACAAGCATATAATTTATCTACAACTGCAAACGAAGTTAACGAAGGACAAAACTTTACTATTACGTTAGATACTTTAAATATTCCTGATACAACAATTGTGCCTTACACTATCACAGGTGTCACTTCTGCAGACATCAACGGAGCGCCTACAAGTGGAAGTTTTACTATCTTGAATAACACTGCATCAGTAGTGATCCAAACAACAGAGGATGCAACCACAGAAGGAGACGATAATTTTACTCTAACGCTGAATAACGGTGCAGATGAAATATCAGTTGTGATAAAGGATACAAGTTTGACTCCTGAAGCGCAATTTACACTAACAGCTGACAGCACAACAGTTAATGAAGGAGATAGTGTTACTATTACTCTAACGACAACTAATATTACAACCGGTGATCCTGTTGCTTATACAATCACTGGTATTGATGCGAATGATTTAAGTGCTGGTGATTTGACAGGTAACTTTACAATTGTTAATAACACTGACGAACTTACATTTACTTTTGCTGAGGATGTAGCAACTGAAGGTACAGAAACTATGACGCTCACACTAGATGGGCCGGGAACAAGTATTGATATTACAATCAATGATACATCCCTTGCTCCAACTTACAATCTGACACCTAGTGCAGTGTCAGTTGACGAAGGTGAATCGTTAACTATTACATTAACAACCACAGGAAGAAACGAAGGTGACAGTATTGCTTATTCAGTTACAGGAATATCAGAGGGGGATATATCAGCAGGTAGTTTAACTGGTGCTTTTGTGTTAGACTCAAATGGTAGTGCTTCTACTTCCTTTACATTTGTTGAAGATAGTGTGACTGAAGGAGATGAATTTTTCCAACTTTCACTTGAAGGTGGACCGACTGCATCTGTAAATGTAACAATTAATGATACTTCTTTAACACCTGCATTTGTACCAGATTATCAGATTACTGTTACTAATGCAGGTAACAATTACTACATGAGTGGTGAGGACAGAAATGGAACATTTAATAACCAGTTCCAACCAACACTAGCATACAACGACGGTGATAAAGTACAGTTTAATGTTGATGCAAGCACAGCTTCTGCACACCCATTTTATATTAAAACACAACAGGTTGCAGGTACCGGTAGTCAGGCATCAGGCGTAGACGGCCAGGGTACAGGAACTTTGCAATGGACAATCGACGGAACAGGAACTTATTACTACCAGTGTAGTATCCACAACGGCATGAATAACAGCATTACAGTAAGTTAATTAGGAAAAATAGATGGCAATTGAATTAATAAACATAGGGCAAATTGCAAACGACGGTACAGGAGATGACCTCCGTGAAGCGTTTGTAAAAGTTAACAGAAATTTCGAAGATCTAGACCTGCGTGACAATGAGAAAACCACTGTAACGAATACAGGCACAGGTATAGGTATTTTTGATAATATAGTAAATTATGACATTAGATTAAAATCCCTAGTTGCTGGTGATAATATGTTTATAGACGCAACTCCAAATGGTGACATTTTAATTGCTTCTGATACAAATGCATTTACAGAAATTACTCTAGAAGTAGAAAACGGTGAAAAAACATACCTTCAAGGGCAGAATATTAAAATCCACGGCGGCATAGGTATAGACGTAGAAGTTGCAGATAATGGATTTATTTACGTTAATAATAAGTATAACGATAAACTAGAAAATGAATCAGATCCTAAACTTTCGGCTAACTTACGCAGACGACAATGATATACTAGCTGTTAACACAATACAAGCAAGAACATTTTTGGGTAATGTTACAGGCAATGTTACAGGTTTAATAAATGGATACGATCCATCTACTATTGGTCCATACTTTGATCAATACTTTGATTTTGGAGATATAGGGCGCACTGTAAACAGTATAATTGATTGGATGTTAGAAGACGCAAATGTAGATTTTGGAACTTTTGCTTTACCAGACCCAAGGACAATTGACTTAGGATCTATTGCATAACTAAGTCCGATAAATACTGTATAAGGAACTTAGTATGGCATTTGATCCAAAAAACATTTCGGTTAGCAATAATCAAACGATTTTTAAAAGTACAACACATATATCACTTGGACAGAATATAATTAGGTTCCAAAGTGACGGTGATCCGTGGCCTGCACGAGCAGGATTAGAGTGGGATTTTAATTTAGGCAGAACGTTTGGTCCTAACCCTAATACGATCCAAAAACAAGAGTATGATTTTAATTTTGTTTACAGGGCAGGGCAAAACACACAAAATCCACAAGTAAGTACATTTGGTATACACAGTATTTTTGTAAATGGCGTTGTTGGCACTGCTCCAAGTGCCGATGCAGGTATACCAGGAAGTAATTCTCGTCCACCTAGAGGATTCAGTTATGACGCAGTTTATTTTGGTGAATATTTTGGTGTAGATCTAGGAGGAGGACATCCACAAGAAAAAGGCTCATATCATTATCACAGCAGTAATTTGATCAAAGGTATGGATCTTGAAAGATTTTGGTTGTCAAATGATTATTTTAGAAACACAAATTACCAAGAAGATCATCTTAGACATCCAGATGGACACAGCAAAATTTTAGGATTTTGTTTTGACGGATATCCAATTTATGGTCCATACGGTTATGATGCTCCACTAGACAATGAATCTTTAATAAAAAATCTTAGATCTGGCTATGCCTTATTACCTACGGACAAACACAGACCCGATAAGTTTAAATACAAAGATACAATTAAGATAGATGGCATAGAAGTAGAGTTGTCCCCAGGTAGTTTTATTCAAGATTACACATATAGAAAAAGCAAAGGTGACTTGGATGAACACAATGGAAGATTTTGTGTAACACCTGAGTTCCCACAAGGGACTTATGCTTACTTTTTAACTTTTGCAGATAGTGAATTGACCACCCCTGAATATCCATACATAATAGGAAATACAACAAAGCAATCAATGGACATTCAAGAACCAGTTGATATAGGTGATGTATTTACAAAACCTAGTTTATGGTCATTGCCTTCAGGAACAAAAATAAGCAATTTAGTAGAAAGACGCAATGTAAGTATTAGATTACCGATTGCTAATTATGTAACAAATGCTAGGGTTGAATTAATTTCAGGAAACTTACCAGCTGGCTGTAGAATAGAAGGTATTTATATTAAAGGCACAACATACGAAGTACAAAGAGATACTTCATCAAAGTTTACTCTACGGGCGTATGTAGGAAATGATTTTGAAGATAGAACATACGAGATCGTTGTTACAGGACCAGACGAACCAGAATGGATTACTAATGAAGGATTACTTCCTGTTGGATCAAATAACCAATTGTATATATTGGATAACCAGTTAATTGACTATGCTTTACTAGCAAGTGATACAGATTTATCGGCAGGTGACGAATTAGAATATTTTATTGCAGAAGGTGACGGGACACTTCCTCCAGGTTTGACTTTGTCAGGCGATGGAAGATTACAGGGTATTGTTGAACCACTACTTGCATTAGATCAATTTGTAGAAAGAGGCGGATATGATCAATCACCATATGGCGATTTGCCCTTAGACTTTGCACAACTTCCTAATAATGGTTTTGGTAGTTTTTTCTATGATTCAGAACCATACGGATACAGCGAACCTACTAACCAAGTTAAAAAATTAAATAGATATTATCCATTCGCAGTAACAGTGACTGACGGAGACTCTTTTGTAAAACGTGAATTTAAAATTTACCTTGTAGGAGATGATTACCTTAAAGCAGATAATACATTGATGCAAACAGGTACAGGCGTGTTTACAGCAGACGCAACAAATGTTAGAACTCCGGAATGGTTAACACCCAAAGACTTAGGATTTTTGAGAGCAGATAATTATGTTCTTATACCAATACAAACAATTGAAAATGACCAACTTGAAGGCACTGTGAGATACACACTGGAGCAACAAAACGACGATGGTACCAGAAGTGTCTTGCCACAGGGACTTAGCTTAGATTATTATAATGGTACTGTGTATGGTTACTTACCTTATCAACCTGCTGTTGTTAAAGATAATAAATTTACAATCAGAGCAACAAGACTTACTTTTGATTTAGAAACAGTTGAAGTGTTTGGCACATACTATGAAGATGTGCTTTTAGGCAAAAACAGTTTCAAAATTTATAAAACTGACCTAACAGGATTAGACGATGGCATAAACGATCTACTTGCATTGAGAGGGCGTAATATTCTTCTTGGTAACAGGAACTACAATATTATAAATGTCGATGATTCAAATCCAGATTATGATGTAATTTTCTTAGACGATACTCTTGCACCTGAAATTAGTTTAGTATTATCGCAAACAGGTAATGTAGGAAATAATTTTATTTTTGTTAATAGGTTAAATGAAAAAGAAAAAGTAAAATATAAAAACAGAACACTTGCATTTAGTGATAACGACAAGTATAGGATTGATAGTATAACTCCATATATTGAGTACGATGTTGTACAAACTACACCTGCTAATGATCCTATTTTTCCATATGGTGCGCCTGAAAACATTCAAATAGGTGCAAACTATTTTGTTGGCGATTATGTAACATACACAGATGAAGTAGGCGGTAATAATTTCATATACATTTGTACAGAAGCACATTCTACTACAGCACAAATTGACGAGAATGACGAATTTGTACTAGGACCTGATGGGAATCAACTTGTTGTTTTTAACACAGATTATTGGACACAAGTAGCAGAAAACTTAGAAAGTATGACTCAAGAGCAACAATTGACTGCTGTAAAACAAGCTATAGAATCAAAATACGGAAGGCCTGCGTATATAAAAATTAAAAGTAATAACGTATGGAATCTAAAATTACCCAGCACAAGTTTAACTAGAATTAAACAAAACATTAGTCAATTTTTTAAAGGCACCGACAGTGCTTCGTTTAGAATAGATTTAATAAGAGATAACGAAGATAGAGTAGGGTTAGGTTCTAATTTAAGATCTACCCTAAACCAAGGTCGTAACATTGGCATAGCGTTATTTCAAAATGACTTTTTCAGTAAAAACATAGTAATTTCTGCAAGGGACGAAGTAGATATACCAAGCAGTACAAGAACATTTGAAGTAAAAACTATAGGTGAAGTGGAAAGTGCAATTAAATGGCTTACTCCGAGCAATCTAGGAAATATCACAGCTAATATCCAAAGCACGTTATCTATAAAAGCTGAAAGTACTGTACCTGATACAAAAATGGTATATATAATTACTTCTGGAAAATTACCCAACGGCATGAAGCTTACCTACGATGGTCAAATTATAGGTGCGCCTAGACAGTATACTAACACAGATGGCGCAGGTTTAACATATTTCGACTCAGGTATGACATGGGATGGCAACTTTCCAGGCGACACATCTTTTGATAGAGAATTTAAATTTACTGTAGAAGCACGAGATAGATTTAATTACGCAGCAGTTTCTAGAGAGTTTACTGTTACTATTGAAGATAATGATAATACTCAATACACAAAAATTTATATGAAGCCTATGCTTAGTATAGAAGAAAGATATTATTTGCAAGGCTTTACTAGTGATTTTAGCATTTTTGAAGAAGATAAATTATATAGGCCGCAAGATCCTGATTTTGGTGTGCAAAAGAATCTAGAATTACTTGTATTTTCAGGAGTAGAAGCAAAAGAAATTAAAGAATTTGCTGCGGCTGCTGCAAAAAATACAAAGCGTAAAAAATATAATTTAGGACAAATTAAATCAGCTGTAGCTAAATTACCTGGTACTAATGAGGTAGTATATGAAGTAGTGTATATACCTGTGTATGATCCTGCAGATACATCAGATGGTAACACCAGAGAAAAATTTACAATAGCAACACAAAACCAGCTTACTGTAGATAGTATTCAGTACAATTCCGCAGACGATGTAACTCGTACTGGTGCAGGAGATGATGTTATACCAGTATATGGGCGAGCAACAGTAAAATTTGTAAACATCGAGGCAGACATACTTACAATTGATCTTAGAGACTCGCCAGATGCAGAACTAAATGTAGACGATCAAGATTTTGAAATCGTAATTAAAAATCAAGACAATGTCACAGTCACATTACAAAAATCAGATGCAGAACCCTACAAGATTTTACCAGATCCTATAAACACATTAAAAGTAGACAGTGATGCAGTGAAAGTAAGCCAATCAAAAGATAACATAAGATATATTAGTAACTTTACAAATATGCGTAACAATATTGCACAAATTGGCGAAACAAACAGGAGCTATTTGCCATTATGGATGCGCACACCGCAGGAAGGTTTACAAGAGTTAGATTATGTGCCTGCGATACCTTTGTGTTATTGTAAACCAGGATATTCTGATGATATAATAAGAAATCTTAATGCTGCTAATTTTGATCCAAGACAGATAAATTATGATATAGATAGATATATTGTAGTGAGAGCAGATGATAAGGCAGATGAAACTTTCATCGTATTCGCAAACTATCAATTCAATGTATAATAACGATAAATAATACAAAGAGGAAAGACACCTATGGCAAGTAACATTATAAGTTCAACAATTGACGAAAGCTATCCAGTAGCAGGTCAAGATAACGACACTCAAGGATTTCGTGATAATTTTAATATTATCAAAACTGGGATGAGTGTAGCAGCTACTGAGATTACAAATCTTCAAAATGGTACTGCAAAACTTACTTCTGAAAACGATTTTAACGGAACTAGATTAACAGACGGAACATTGCATGCTAGTACAGAGTCTTTCCTAGCAAAAAGTGGAATAGCATCAAACCAGGAAATTAACTTTTCTCAAGGCATGTATCAAAGCATACGATTTGCACAAGAAGCAGCAGGTCAAACTATTCAACTAACATTAGCAGGCTTCCCAGCAGACGGTGATAGAGTAGCACGTTTTAGAGTGCAAATGTTTGGACCAGGTGTAGAAGATGTAGTAAATGTAACTTTTAATGCTTTGGGTGGCGGATCTATTAAGAAAAGTCCTAGATTTCCTATGGCATTGGAAGTAGATAGTGCAGATGATCCTGTAATATTAGAATTTTGGTCATACGACGGTGGCAACAGTGTTATCTATGCAGACTATTTGGGTAGGTTTAGTGCATAATGCATCCATTTATCAATGACGCACATACTCTCACTGAAGCAGAACTAGAAGAAAAAATACATAAACTTAATAGAATTTACTTCATTACTTCTAATGAAGAAACACGTCACCAATTAATACTCGCACTTGACACATACAAAATAGCTCTACAAGAAAAAAGAATTGAGAATCAAAAGAAAAATCAACAAGGTCCAGACGAAAATGGACTTGACAATCTCATTAATATCAGTTAAACTACATGCATGATTATGAAAACTGACGATCTAGGTATACCTCGCTTCTCTAATCGCGACCTTGTTGATATGATCTATAGTGGAAATATTGACAAAGTGCACGTAGTTTTATGCGATCCTAGCGACGACATTGACAAGTTCAATAGTGCAATGGAAGCTCAAGGTATGAATCCATTGCAAAAGTATATTCCACTAGATGTAGATCAAAAGACTTTTGACGGTGTATGCCAAGGTGAATGGTTTATGCCTGATGAATATAAAAATATGGATATATATTCGTGGGTTGAACAAAGATGCAATACACACGATGAAGTTGCTAGAATTGACGAAGAATTTATTGCGTATGAAGAAAAGGGTTTACTAGATTTACTTCGCTATATGGTGTATCTTGTAGATTTTATGCGTGAGAACAACATTGTATGGGGTGTAGGACGTGGATCTAGTGTAGCGAGTTATGTACTTTATATTATAGGAGTACATAGAATAAACTCAATCCAATATGGCCTGGATTGGAGAGAGTTCTTAAGATAAGTACATTTACTCATAGGAGAATAAACATGGCAAAAGGCAAAAAAATGTATAGAAGTATGCGTGGAAAAGCTGTAGATATGGATCTTTTAACTAAAAAGAATGAATTAGTTCCGGCAGTAGGAAACGCTAAAGTTAATGCACGTGGTGATGAATTAGGTCCAGGTGGAGTTATTTTACGAAAGAGAGAAGATATTGTAAAAGAATACTACTCACAGGTAGGCTCGTCTAAAAGACCAAAGCCTACAGTAGATGCGGAAACTGAAGAAGTTGTCGAAGAAGCTGTAGAAGAAACTGTAGTTGAAAAACCCAAAGCAGCACGTACAACAAAAAAATCAGCAGCGCCTGCAGAAGTTGCAGCTGAAGAAGCGGCTCTTGATGATCAAGAGGAATGGGTAGAAGACGAAGATGGAAATTTTGTAAGAAAAGGTGCTTAATGTCTATAAACATCAATACTATTAAAGGAACACCTAGAGCAATTGGAAATAGAGTATTAGTAACTGATATGTATTTCGGTGACCAAACTACTGCTAGTGGACTGATTATTAGATCTGATGACGGAACAACACGGGGAGTATATCCTCGTTGGGGTAAAGTTTATTCTAAAGGTCCTGATAACAAAGACGACTACAAAGTAGGACAATGGATCTTAGTTGAGCACGGCCGTTGGACACGAGGTATAAAACTTGATACTGAAGCAGATGGTGAGATTGAAATACGTATGGTAGAAGCAGAAAGCGTCTTAGCATACAGTGACGAAAAACCTAGCGATGTTCGTATTGGATCAGAATATAGCGACGGTGAACATGCAACAATTGATCCAAGTGCTTTTATGAGGTAAAAATGACAAATCCATTTAAAGACATTGATACGTTTGGTTCAGCATGTGATCAAGAACCAAGTGAAGCAAACTATAAAATGTATCTTAGTTTGATCAAAGAAGAATTTGAAGAACTACAAGAAGCAGTTGAAGCAAACGATACTGTAGAACAACTTGATGCACTAATTGATATTTTAGTTGTTACTATGGGTGCTATTCGTGCAGGCGGATTTGACGGAGAAGGTGCTTGGAAAGAAGTTATGGATACAAACTTTGCAAAGATTGATCCCGACACAGGTAAAGTACGCAAAAGAGAAGATGGTAAAGTGCTGAAGCCAGAAGGCTGGCAGCCTCCACAATTAGACAAGTTCTTACCACAAGAAGTTGAAATACTAGGCGTTCCAGTCTAAATAAAATAAAATACTTGACTCCTTACAGTTTATACGTTATAATATGTATAAAATGTAAGGAGATCTCTTGATGTTAATACCAGCACCACAAACAGCAGGCATTGGTACTACAGGCGCAACAGGTATTGTGCTAATGGTACTTCATATTACTGGATATTTAACAGGTTGGGCTTGGCCTATCTTGTACGTATTATTAATTCTTTCAGGCATTGGACAGGAAAATAGAAAAGGCAAATAAATATGACAACTCACGCAATGATCGATTTAGAAACACTGCACACTACACCTCAGGCTACTGTGCTCACAGTAGGTGGTGTAAAATTTAATCCTTTTACAGACGAAGAACCACATAGCGAGTTTTATTACAAACTTGATCTAGACATGCAAGACAGAGCAGTAAGTGATGATACAGTTGCATGGTGGGGCAGACAAGATGCAGCTGCTCAGGAAGAAGCGTTTGGAGAAGAAGGTAGAGTCGATCCAGAAATGTTTCTAAGTACATTACCAAAATGGATGAATGGTGTTGATATTCTGTGGGGACACGGTTACGGTTTTGATATAACCATACTAGAGGATATGTGCAGACAATATAGTAAGTCTATTCCTTGGAACTTTTGGCAAGTGCGTGATAGCAGAACTATGTTCGGATTTTTAAAATCTGATCCTCGCAAAGGTATGCAGTCTAATTTGCACAATGCACTAGCAGATGCTTACTACCAAGCAAAAGGTGTACAAATGGCATATAAAGAATTAGGCTTAGTATATGCATAAACAACCACACCAATTTAACTTCCATTTAGAACATGAAAAATTAGTTTTTTCTGCTGTTGTTGGAAGTCGTTTGGTGGGTTCAAACAAAGAAAATAGTGATATAGATAAAATTGACTTGTATTCTCACTCTGTACATGCAAATCCTTTTTTTGAATATCCAATAGGCGAAGAAATAGTATCTATTGAAAATAAAGATACTATGCAAGAATCTTGTGCAGCTTTACTTATTAATTTTGCATCAATGCTAATTCAGCCAAAGACACTAAATGCAAACACTATGTCACAACTTATAAAGCATCTAGCTGCAATTAAGTTCAATAAAGTAGAAGTATTTGATGAAGAAAAGTATAATTTGTATGTTGATTTATTGCAAACACCTGGTTACGGAAACACATTTTGGCAACAAGCTCTAATACACTATAATAATTTTTGGAACTGTATGCCAACAATAGAGTGTAATTGGAGTCAAAAATTTGATGAAAATAATAGAGATCATGTAATTAAAAAAGAAGAATGGTTTGTACACAATCTTGGTTACTTCCCGCAGGTTGATAGTAAGGTTGGATTTGATGTAAAATATGTGTCTTGGATGCTAACAGACATAATTTTAATAAAGCATATATTGTGGAACGAACATTTGATTGACACAGACGAATTACAAATTTTAATTGATATAAAAAATAGTAAAATGCATTGGACTGATGTAAAAGACGTAAAAAATAAATTATGGAAAAATGCTAGGAACAGTGTAGAAAGCCCTAACAGTTCTTATTTGTTAGGAAACGGATTTGATATAGAAACTGCAAAAAATAAAGGTTTATTTGGAATAAAAGGTTTACTTAATTTCATTGAGAGTGTACAATACAAATAATATATGATACGAGGAACAAAAATTGAAAGAGCTATGGGTAGAAAAGTATCGTCCTAAGACGGTAGATGGTTATGTATTTAGAGATGAAGCTCAGCGAAATCAAGTAAATACATGGATAAAGGACAAAACTATTCCGCATTTGTTGTTTAGCGGAAATGCAGGTATTGGTAAAACAACACTTGCTAAACTGTTGTTTAACGAACTAGATGTTAATGACCTAGACATACTAGAAATAAACGCAAGTCGTACAAACTCAGTAGACGATGTACGTGATAAAATTGTAAACTTTGTTCAAATGATTCCATTTGGCGAGTTTAAGGTGGTACTATTAGATGAAGCTGACTACTTATCTCCAAACGCTCAAGCGGCACTGCGTGGTGTTATGGAGGAGTATCATACTACTGCTCGTTTTATTCTTACTTGTAACTATCCAAATCGTGTTATACCCGCTTTGCACAGTAGGTGTCAAGGTTTCCACATTGCTAAAATTGACCAAACTGAGTTCACAGCTAGAGTTGCTGAAATTCTTATCACTGAAGGTGTTACTCCTGATTTGGATACACTTGATACATACGTAAAAGCAACTTACCCAGACTTGCGTAAGTGTATCAACACTGTACAAATGAATAGCGTTGACGGTGTATTGAACAAACCTAATGAAGGTGACACTGGCGAAAGCGACTGGAAACTTGAAATGGTTGAACTGTTTAAAGCAGGCAAGATTCAAGAAGCACGTAAACTCTTGTGCGGAGCCATCCGTCCAGAAGAGATGGAAGAAGTGTATCGTTGGCTGTATGATAACATTGAATTGTTCGGTGACGAAGAAAAACAAGATACAGCAGTTCTAACAATTAAACAAGGAATGGTTGATCACACGCTTGTTGTGGATCCTGAAATTAATTTAGCGGCGACATTAATTCGCCTTGCGAGGATATAATGACATATCTAGTTACAGAAAATTGTATTAAGTGTAAACATACTGATTGCGTAGAAGTATGTCCTGTAGACTGTTTTTATGAAGGTGAAAACTTTTTAGTAATCAATCCTAACGAATGTATAGATTGCGGAGTTTGTGTTCCAGAATGTCCTATTGATGCTATTGTTGCAGACAGTGACTTGTCAGAACCAGAACGAATAAAATGGATTGAAATAAACGACCGCTATGCAAATATTTGGCCTGTAATTACACAATCAAAAGGCTCATTACCCGATGCAGTTGATTGGGAAGATGTGCCTAACAAATTAGAACTTCTAAGTCCAGCAGCAGGGGAAGGAGATGTTTAATGATACGTGCAATTTTAGCGTGTGATGATAAAGGTGGAGTAAGTAAAGATGGTACACTACCATGGCCACACAATAGCACAGACTTAAAATGGTTTAAAGACAACACAGCAGGACATATTGTTGTAATGGGATCTACCACTTGGAAAGATCCTCACATGCCTCGACCTTTGCCTAAACGTGTAAATGTACTAGCAACTAGTAAAGAAACTGATTATCCTGGAGCACATGGTTATATTAATGGCGATCTATGTGCAGGTGTACGCAGTTTAGAAATAGAATCACCTGGTTTAATTACCTGGATCATTGGTGGTCCAAACATTATTGAACAAACACTAGGAGTAATTGACGAATTTTATTTAAGTCGTATTCCAGGAGAATATGAATGCGACACGCATCTACCATTAAAAAAGATCGAAACATTATTTGAAAGATCTTGGTGTGAAGAAAAGGATGGCGTGACATTTGAAATTTGGAGTAAACGTGAAACAGTATCTTGATGCACTAAAATATATAATAGAAAACGGTAATGATCGCAGTGATAGAACAGGTGTAGGCACACGAGGTGTTTTTGGCTATCAAATGCGTTTTGATTTGCGGAATGAATTCCCTGCTGTAACAACAAAGAAGCTTGCATGGAAGAGTGTAGTAAGCGAGCTACTTTGGATGCTAGAAGGATCTAGTGACGAGCGTAGACTTGCTGAAATACACTATGGCAAGCCGAGAGAAGAACTTGTAGGCAAAACAACCATTTGGACTGCTAATGCAGATGCACAAGGTAAAGATTTGGGGTATATCAACGACGATACAACTAAAGACCTAGGCCCTGTATATGGACACCAATGGCGTAAGTGGGATGCACAACTAGGGTTTGTCGACCAAATTGCAGAAGTGCTTGAAAATATGTATTATGACCCAGATAGTAGACGTCACATTGTAAGTGCGTGGAATGCTGATAGAGTAAATGTCATGGCACTTCCGCCTTGTCACACACTATTCCAGTTTCATATACAAGACGGTGAACTAAGTTGTCAATTATATCAACGTTCAGCAGATATGTTCTTAGGTGTTCCATTTAACATTGCAAGTTACAGTTTATTGACGCATATGTTTGCACAGTTGCTTAATTTAAAAGTAGGTGATTTTGTATGGACTGGTGGCGATTGTCACATCTATCAAAATCATATGGAACAAGTTAAGGAACAAATTACAAGAACTCCTCAAAGCGGACCTAGTTTGATAATGCCTGCATTTACAGATTTAGATGAACTTGTAAAAACTACTCCAGATCAGTATAAACTTATAAATTATACTCCAATGGATAGTATTAAAGCACCAATGGCGGTATAACATGTTTAATAACGACGAAGAAAACTACGAATTACAACGAGAAGCAAAAGAAGTTGCTCGTAAAACAATGCAAATGGATGACTGGGAACGCTATGTTGAAGGTGCAGCATTTAAAATTTTAAAACTAGAGCGAGAACTTACACGCTTAAAATTTAATTTTTATCTTTTATTATTTTTTATATTTGGTTTGCCTATTATACTTAGATTATTAGGAATAGGATGAAGCATATAAGTGCATTCTTTGATAGAGTAGAGGAGCCTAAAGAAAAATTTGCTTGGTTGCCTGTCAAAAGTAGTTTTAGTAAAAAACGTATATGGTTAAAAAAATATATAGAATTACACATATATTTTGACGAAACTGGCAGACCTCCAATACAAGGACGTAGTTGGACTTTAAATTATACGCAAAACGAATATTTGTTGTACTTGCTAAAGAAAGAAAATAATGAAAAGTAAGTTTATAAATGCATATATGGACGTTGCTGAACGTTTTGCACAACTAAGTAGTGCCAAACGTCTACAAGTAGGAGCGATTGTTGTAAAAGATGATCGTATTATCTCCATTGGCTACAATGGTATGCCCAGTGGCTGGGATAACTGCTGTGAGGAATGGTACGGTGAAGACGAATGGGGTAATACTATTACCAAAAGCAAAAAGGAAGTGCTTCACGCAGAATCAAATGCGATTGCTAAACTTGCCAGATCTTCTGAAAGCGGTGAAGGGGCAACTATTTTTATCACACACTCACCTTGCATAGAGTGTTCCAAGCTCATTTATCAAAGTGGTATATCAACTGTGTACTACAAAAATGAATATCGTAGTACACAGGGAATTAAATTTTTAGAGAAGTCAAATATTACAGTTATTCATCACCATAAATCTTGAGAACTTCTTTTACAGCTTCGTGTCTTTCTATATCTCCTTGTCCAAAGTTTACAATATCTATATGAGATAAATTTGCTTCTGCAAGACGGTCTGTAAAGTCTATTAGACCATTATCCTTTAGTCTATCTGCTTGAGCTAGATCGCCTGTTACAGCCATCATAGAGCCTTCGCCTAGACGTGTAAGTAGCATTTTCATTTGATTTTGAGTAGCGTTCTGCATTTCATCAGCAAGTATAAAACTGTTTTTAAAAGTTCTACCTCTCATATATGCTAGTGGCGCTATTTCAATTATACCCTCTTCGATCATGCCTTCTATTTCTCTTGCATTGAAATATTCTCTTAGTACGTCAAATATAGGTCTAGTCCATGGAGCCATTTTTTGTTCTAGTGTTCCTGGTAAGAAGCCTAAGTCTTCATCTACGCTAACAGCAGGTCTTGTAACAATGATCTTATCAATTTGCCCTTCCTTGAATAGTTTAACTGCGACCTGTACTGCAAGTAGTGTTTTACCCGTACCTGCAGGACCGATTCCAAATACTATGTCTTTGGTTTCGTCTAACAATTGAAGTACATATTGTTCTTGATTTCTATTTCTTGGAAGTATTTTTACTTGTTGTTGTTTTTGTGTTGTAAAGTTGACGTTAACTACATTACTATAGTTATTTTTTGACTGCCGGGCAGCCTTTCTCTTTGCACCCATTAAGTGTCCTCCTTTGGATGTGGAGTAGAACGCAGTGTGTAGAACACACTTGCTCTACAAATGTATTTATAAGTTTGAATACTATAAAAAACACTTTGTTTTCTCTTTACAAAAAAATCATAAGTAGTCTTTTCAGATAAATAATATAAAGTGATAGGTTTCAATATGCATGATTCATTAGACATAATCAAAAACATAGAATCAATCTATGATTCTAATACAGCTTTCAAAGTGTTAAAAGATTTTGAGAGAGTGCTTGACCATTTAGACCTTTATGTGTATAAAAATTGGGAAGATGGAGAACTAGCAGAAGGACCAAACATTGGACGGCATTGGGTAACATGCAGCTTTTATTGGCCTGAAGATAAAATGCCAGATCCAATGGGCGGAAAGCGTCTTATAGATTATGACTGTAAAGTAAAATACAAAAAGACGTCTTTAATATTACCACGTAAAATTGAATCGCCAGATGATATTCGCCCAGGTACTAAAAAAGGTAAACTAGACAGACATCCTATATGGGTAGTTGAAATAATGATGCCAAAGAAACTAATTGCTGACATATATACAGGTTATTTAGACGACATGTCTGCAACTGCTGATACAATGGCACCTGCACCAGAAGCGCAGCAAGCAGACGAACTGGCTGCAGAAGCACCAGAGGGAGCTGAATAATGACTTTGCGTACAGGAGATTTACAACACCTTGTCGATAAGGTTGTAGAAATAGATTCATATAAAAGTAAGATGGGCTCCGACTCTGATATTATCACAATAGCATTTAGTACAAAAACAGGCGAATCGGCAACTGACATGAGTAACTTTTTTGAAAGAGGTTATTCATTTGTTTTAGATGCTGACGCTACTTCGGGAGAAACTAGCGACGGTACTTACAAAGTTTTTGTAGAAATTGAAAGAACTGATGATGCGTCAGACAATATAATGGAATTGATAGACGGTGTATCAAAACTTGCTGACACTAATGATATGAGATTCAGATATTACAAAAACTTTAAGAGCCAAAGTTTTTCACAAGAAAATTTACAAGAATTTCTGCCAACAACCGCAGACGATTATGACGTTGCAATACAAGAAACAAGATTACAAAATTACAAAAACTTTTTTGATAAAAGTTTTGTAGAAGAAGTGTATATGGAAGACAATATGCTTGTTATTAAAAAAGCATATGCAGATCCAATAGCATTTGAATTTAAAGATATAGGGCCGACACAAGAAACACTGGATTCTATTACAGAATCTTTTAACGCTGACGACTTTGCAGAAATTATTTTTCTTACAAAGTATATAGGCGACTACAATATTACTAAATATGGGCGTAAGTTAACTTTCGAAAATGAGGGGCACACTCTTGTTCTTGAAAGGATTGTAGTATAAAGGATAAAAAAATGGCAGCAGAAGATTTTGGCTTTGAATTCACCGAAGAAATGGTGATAGAATTGCTTCGCGGAAACGAAGAAGCAGAAGATTGGTACGATGCAATGTGTGAAATACTTCCTCTTTGGGAGGTTGACTCTGCAGAGCGTGTAGCGATGTTTATTGCACAGTGTGGACATGAATCAAACAATTTTAAAGTACTAAGTGAAAATTTAAATTATAGTGCAAAAGCACTTAACGCAATATTTCCAAAATATTTTGAAAGGGCAGGTAGAGATGCTCAAGAATATCACAGACAACCACGCAAGATTGCAAATGTAATTTATGCAAACAGAATGGACAATGGCGATATTGATTAAGGCGACGGCTGGACATTTAGAGGCGGCGGCATTCTACAACTTACAGGTCGTTACAACTATACGAAGTTTGGCGAAGAAGTTGACATGTCACCCGAAGAAGCAGTAGAATATGTGCGCACCAAAAAAGGCGCACTAGATAGTGCTTGCTGGTTCTGGGATACAAATGGTCTAAATAAGTATGCAGATGCAATGGACATCAAAGGTGCTACAAAACGTATCAACGGTGGTTACATTGGTTTAGAAGATCGTGAAAAGCATTACAAACACGCTATGGAAGTGCTAGGCGGCGACTGGGAACCAGCTGCTATTGTGTACGAAACAGTGCGTTTAGGATCAAAAGGACCAACAGTACGTGCAGTGCAAGAAGAATTAGAAATTGGTGCAGATGGAGTCTTTGGTAGAGGCACAGAAGCACACGTAAAAGCTTGGCAGGAAGAAAACGGTCTAACAGCAGACGGTATTATGGGTCCTGCAAGTCTTAAATTAATGTTTGAGGGTTAAATTATGAAACTGTCAGGAATGCTTTTAATTGTTATAATGACTATGGGTGGTATAGGATATTGGTATTACACTGATACACAACGGACTATTGCTGTACTAACTGAAAACAATGCTAAACTTGAACTGGCAGTTGCCACAAACGAAGAAACAATCAAGGCAATGGCGGCGGATTTTGCTGCCGCTAATGAAGAATTAAAAAAAGTAAACACTGAGTTTGCTAATATTCGTAGACAAAATCAAGAACTAGCAAATAAACTAGCAGATATTGATATGACCGCAGCAGCCATAGCTAACCCAGCAGCAATTGAAAGAGCGGTAAATAGAGGTAGTATAAATGCAGGCAGATGCTTTGAATTATTAAGTGGTGCTGAACTAACAGAGGATGAGAAAAATGCAGAAAATGCAAGGTCTTTTAACAAAGAGTGCCCTTGGCTTTATGATACTTATAAGTCTCGCGGCATGCTCAACGACCCCACAAGTAATACAAATAACCAGCAAACCGATTGATAAACCGGAATTGGTGCTACCGCCAGTTGACGAAGTCAACATGCGCCGTATTGAGTGGATTGTTATTAACGAAAATAATATCGAAGAAGTAAAAGCTCGTATTGAAAGCGAAGGCAAGGCATTTGCCTTCTATGCACTAACCGGTGACGGTTATGGAGCTTTAGGATTAAACTTTTCAGACATTCGTGCGTTAGTACAGCAACAACAACAGATTATTGTTGCATATGAAAACTATTACAAAGCAGCAAACAAAGCTCTTGATGAAGCAGAAGCACAGCGTCAAGCTGAAGAAGAAGAAGATGCTGCAAGAGAAGCTCAACTTAATAAAGGTATAGACTTAAACCCATTCAATGATTAATAATAAGTCCGTTTTCCTAGGGCTTAGATTGTGTGAACATGACACAAACATATCTTTGTCTATAGGCACTACTGTCAAATATAGAAAGACAGAACGAAACACACAAATTAAACATCATTCTTTTGCTAATCTTTATGATTGGTTGTTTGTTTTAGAAGAATGGAATATTGATGTTGCTGATATAGATGCAATAGGAATTGTCGTTGACGATAAAAACTATGATTGTATATCAGTAAATGATTACGATGCTCCGTATGAATTACTTAACCATTCTTACCCTCACTGGGATCATGTTAAATGTCCAATTTATAGAATAGATCATCATTATGCACATGTAATGAGTTGCTGGCCTATGGGTATTGAGTCTACAACAGACTTTGTTTTTGACGGTTTTGGTGATGATGAACGTTCGCATACAATTTATAAAAACAAAAAAGTATTTCATTATGCCAAGTTGTCTGAAGCAGAAAGTATTGGTCGCTACTTTGGTACTATAGGTTCGCATGTAGGTATGAAGGGTTATTTGCTAGATCATGCAGGCAAATTAATGGGGCTAAAATCCTACGGAAATTTTGATGTTGAGTTTTATAAACAAATTTCTCATTGTGGTATGTACGATGTTGCAGAACTTCTAAACATACAAAAATGGTATGCTTACAAAGGTACTAATAATTTAGAAGAAAGCAAATGGGTAGACTGGTTGCGTACAATACATGATCATTTAGAAAAAATTTATCCTAACTATTTTTTAAAATTTTGTAATCCGGACGAAATAATTACATATTCAGGCGGAATCGCACAAAATACAGTTATTAATACTAAAATTAAAGAAGTTATTCCTAATATTCATATACCTCCGCATTCTCCAGACGATGGATTAAGTTTAGGATGTATAGAAGTATTAAGACAAATATACGATGCTGAACCTTTTGATACTGACGGATTCCCATTTTGGCAAGATGATCAAGAACCTAACACGGTTGCAAGTTCTAAAACTATTAAAGAAACAGCAGAAAGACTTGCTAGAGGAGAAATTGTAGGCTGGTATCAAGGCAAAGGTGAAATAGGTCCAAGGGCACTAGGAAATAGATCAGTTTTAATGAACCCTAGTGTTAAAGACGGAAAAGATATAATTAATAACAAAGTTAAATTTAGAGAACCATATAGACCTTTCGGTGCATCAATATTGCTTGATTATACAAATGAATATTTTGAATGGGATGAACCTAGTCCTTACATGCTTTATGTTCAAAAAGTTAGAGATAAACAAAAATTTAAACCAATTACACACATAGACGGTACTTGTCGTATACAAACTGTAGGTAATGAAAATTTACTGTATGCTGAACTTATAGAAGAATTTAGAAAGCTAACAGGAATACCTATGCTGTTAAACACAAGTTTAAATGTCAATACAAAACCCATTGCAGGATATAAAAGTAACGCATGGGAAATATTCCACAAAACTGCTATAGACAGAGTTGTAATAGGTAACGAAGTTTTACAAAAATAGGAATAAATACATTAGCGGAGGGTAGCTAATGGAAATGATTAGTCGTATGTTCGGCGATACGCTGTGGATTTACACAGCAATAGCTGGATCGCTGTTGGGCGCAGCATTTTTAGCGTGGTTTAGAAACACACACGCAGCATTATACTTAATGTCTAAATTTGATGCACTACTAGATAGTCTAGTAGATCGTTTTGGTTGGGACTTCCTTCAAGACGATCCAGAGGCATGGCGCAAAAGATATCCAAAAGTAACTAAAAAAATTGATGATCTAGAAGCACGTATACGTGAACTAGAGACTAATAGTCACCCTCCAAAAGAATTATATGAATTTGAAGTTTGGCCTGAGCTAGATGCTAGACTAAAAGCATTGGAGAAGAAACGTGGAAAATGAAATAATGAGTGCAGGAGGCGTAGGACTTGAATTAGCAGAATTAGCAACACCTTTTATTGCAGCATTAGTTGCATTAGTTGTAACACTAATGTTTAAAGATTATGCAACTAAAATAGCAAAGGGCATGGCTTTCAAAATGAATCCAGCATTCAAAGAAGGCGACAAAGTTATACTAGACGGTGAAAGAGCACTAATAGTTAAAATAGGTAATACAGAAACTGTATTTGGTATACACAAAAAAGGTGGTGAATTTGATGGCGACTATATATGGCGCTATGTACCTAACGAAAGAATACCAGGATTAAAGATTGAAAAGATTATCTTTGATGCAACACCAGAAGTAAATGAAAGAAAAATTGAACAAAATGGGCATAAGATCGACACACTTATTAAGGAGGGAAAATAATGCCACGTAAAAAACCAGAAGAACTAGAAAGCACCCCAGCAGCTGAACCAGCAGCGGCACCTGCCCCTGCTCCGGCTCCCGAAATATCATATGAAAGAAAAATGACTATTGATAACGGTGCATTGCCAGCAAGTGCAGATATGAACGGTGACGGTCATATTTCAAAACAAGAAATGGAGATGCATTTAGAATTCAAACGTAAAGAACTAGAGGACCAAGATGCTATGCGTGATGCACAGCGTTCTATGGCATGGTTTGCTCTGTTTGGTATGTTATTATATCCATTTGCAGTTGTTGCAGCAAGTTATTTCAATCTTGATAATTCTGCAACTGTGCTAGGATCAATGGCAGCGACATACTTTGTTTCTGTTGCAGCGATTGTAATGGCATTCTTTGGTGCTAATGCATATTCTGCTAAAGGTAAGTAATCACTACTTATAGTACATAATAGTCCGTGCGATAAGTAATTGTATGGACTATTATTCTATTTTAGGTGTTCAAAGGACTGCTTCGCAGGATGAAATAAAAAAAGCCTTCAAACGTAAGGCAATGCAACATCATCCTGACAGAGGAGGCAACCAAGAAGAATTTAAACGTGTTACAGAAGCATACGAAATACTAAGTAACTCGGATAAACGTTCTGCCTACGACAATCCTGGTCCAGACTTCCAATTTAACGCAAATCAATTTAGAAATGGAGGTAACCCTTTTGCAGGAACACCCTTTGATCATATATTTGGCCAGGGGTTTGCAAATGTTAAGACTCCTAGAAATAGTGATATACATGTAAAAGCAGAAATAAGTTTGCAAGATGTTTTAAAAGGAAAAGATGCAATCATTCAATACCAAACTAGAACAGGTAAACTAGAAACAGTAACAGTAAGTATACCTCCTGGGGCAAAAAACGGAGATACAGTTAGATATCAGGGATTAGGAGACGACGGATATCATCAATATCCAAGAGGCGATTTGCATGTAAAAATTAGAGTTAAAAAACAACATAACTGGGAAAGAGATAATGACAATTTAATTACCAAAAAGGTAACAAATGTATTTGACTTATTGCTAGGTTGTGTTATAATAATGAATACATTAGACGGTAAGCAAGTTAGATTAAAAATTCCAAAAGGCACAAAATCAGGACAAGTTTTCAACATACCAGGATACGGTATTCCAAACATTAATACAGGCAAAAGAGGTAATTTGTATGTGGAAATTGATGCAAGTATACCAAATATAGAAGACGAAAGTATTTTAAGAGAAATAGAAGATCTTAAAAAGAAGATTTACAAATAATAAAAGGTGTATATATCTATGGTAGAACCAAGTAAAGAGCTACAAGCAATATTTGATAAAGCAGTTAAAGATGCAAAAAAATTACAGCATGAATACGTGACTGTAGAACATCTTGTGTATGCAATTTTTTGTAGCGAAAATTTCTGTAAATTATTAGAAACTTTTGGAGCTGATATTCAGTATATCAAGTCTAATCTTGAGCATTATCTCAAGAATGAACTAGACGATATTAAAACAGATATGGTAAAGTATAAACCTAAGAAAACTTCTACAGTTGAAAGAGTGTTAAACAGAGGCTTTACCCAAGTTTTGTTTGCAGGTAGGACTACTATTGAACTTACAGATGTCGTGTTAAGTGTTTTACACGAGAAAAAATGTGTAAGTGTGTTCTATCTGAACAAAGGCGGCATTGATAAAGCAAGTTTAAGCGCATTTGTCGACGAAACTATGGATGAATTAGAAGACGAAGAATTGCCGAGCGAAGCACGTAGAGCCCTTAAAAACTTTACAACAGATTTGAACGCTGAAGTGAAAAAAGGCAAAGTTGATCCTATTATTGGACGCTCAGAAGAATTAGAAAGCCTTGCTCTTGCACTTGGACGTAGAAGCAAAAACAATGTACTAATGGTAGGCGACCCTGGTGTAGGTAAAACTGCTATTGCAGAAGGACTTGCATTTAACATTGTCAATGACAATGTACCGGAGTTCTTAAAAGAGTACAAAGTTTATAATCTTGATATTGGCAGTATGCTTGCAGGTTCAAAGTATCGCGGTGATTTTGAAGAACGGTTTAAACTTGTACTACAGGCACTTACAAAACAAGGTAAAACAATCATGTTTGTTGATGAAGCACATATGATGAACGGTGCTGGCGCTGCCGGTAGTGGCAGTTCCAACGACCTTGCTAACATGTTGAAGCCTGCATTAACAAAAGGTGACTTAAAAGTTGTTGCATCCACTACTTGGGAAGAATATCGCAAGTATTTTGAAAAGGATCGTGCATTAATGCGCAGATTCCAACGTGTTGTTATCAGTGAGCCAAGTTCAGAAACCACAAAAGATATCTTACAAGGTATCAAAAAGTATTATGAAGATTATCATGCAACAACTATTACAGATTCTGCTATAGAAGCAGCAGTAAAGTTAAGTGTAAAATATCAAACTGATAAAAAATTACCTGATAAGGCAATTGATTTAATAGATGTAGCTTGTTCACGTTTTAAAGTAAATGATCAAACTGAAAACAAAGTTGTTACAGAAGAAAACATTCAATATGAGCTATCTAAAATGTTGAATCTTCCTGAAGAACAGGTTGCACAACGTGAAACAGAAAATTTAAAAAATCTAGAAGACAATCTTAAGAAAGTTGTCTATGGTCAAGATGAAGCAATTGAAGGTATTGTTGATAAAATTCTTGTAAGCCAAGCAGGTTTAAAACCAGACGATAAGCCAATTGGCGCATTTGTGTTTATGGGTCCAACAGGTACAGGTAAAACAGAAACAGCAAAACAACTTGCTAAAAATCTTGGTGTACAACTTGTGCGCTTTGACATGAGTGAATACATGGAGAAACATTCAGTTGCTAAACTAATTGGTTCACCTCCGGGTTACGTTGGTCACGAAGACAATGCAGGCCAATTAATTACAAAATTACAAGAATATCCTAACTGTGTTTTATTATTAGACGAGATAGAAAAAGCACACCCAGATGTATCTCAAATTTTGTTACAAGTAATGGATAACGGAAAAGTCACAGGATCAAACGGTAAAGAAGCAGATGCTCGCAACTGTACACTTATCCTTACAACTAACCTAGGTGCTGCTCAAGCAGAGAAAAATTCTATAGGTTTTGAAAGCCAAAGTGATTATGATTATGAAGATACTGAAATTAAGAGGTTTTTTGCTCCTGAATTTAGAAATCGACTAGACGGTATTATAACATTTGCTAAGTTGGGCAAAGAAGTTATGATGAAAATTGTTGGCAAGTTCCTAGTAGAACTAAAGAACATGGTGTCAGACAAAAATATTGAAATTAAAATAACTGACGAAGCACTTGATTACTTAGTAGACAAAGGCTTTGATCCAAAAAATGGCGCCCGTCCTTTACAGCGTGTAATTGATAAAGAAATTAAACGTCCTTTAAGTAGACAAATACTTTTTGGTGACTTACAAAATGGTGGTAAATTAACAATTGATTACGATGATAAAATTACACTCCGTACAAGTTCTGTAGAGGAGAAAGAAGCTGAAACAGCGTGAATCAAATAAGCTTCACTATGGAAAGTATTTGTACAAACTTGTACTGCATAATTCCCTTAACTCTATTTTTCGCACAGAATTACAGAAAAAAGGGGATTTAAGTCATGCACGTTCTCATTTAGATCGACTTTATGCAGACTATGAAAACGGTATACCCTTAAAACGTACTCTGTTTCGTACTGATTTGCCGGTTACAAATAACGATTTCTTTGATGCAAATGATATTTACAATCATTTAAAAGCCAACACTGACCAAGTATTAGTAAGAGTAGGTGCATGTCATAGTTTAATACTATATTCTAACAACAAAAACCTATTAACTAGTTTAGGCGGAAAGCTTAGAACTAAAGATGTAGAATTTTTTGAGCCTCGTGTGCAAGATAAAGAATTTTTGTTAAGCAATGATCATACTGTTATTGTTAGTAACAAGCCAAAATATTCTATTCGATGTATTTTGGGCAGAAAAAAAGCATCTAAAGAACTAGGCATGTGGTTAGAAAACAATAAAGATAAAAGCAAAGTTGGTAAAATTGCATTAGAAACATTATTGAATTCTGGCTATGCAAATGGACTCTATTTCTATGTAAGAGATGAAAAAGTTTTACAATTAGTTACATTGATATGCGGTGACAATATACGTAAAATTGAAAAACTGGTTTGGAAACAAGAATTAGATAAATATTAGTATGGCAGCAACTAGTGAAACAATTTTAACAACCAACACTCATCCAGGTGATAGCACAATTGAAAGTGTCACAGGAGAGAAATACAAAGGAGACGGCTATTATGGACGCTCTGATGGTCTACATACTCTTCAATATAGTTATACAGGCTTTACCGGAACATTAGTTATAGAAGCAACGTTGGCGATTGACCCAACTGGCGCTGATTGGTTTTCTGTATTATCACTTGTTGCTGAACAAGAGACAGATAGTCAAATTAAAAGTGTAACAGGCAATTATGTTTGGCTTAGAGCAAAGATTATGAATTGGACAGACGGCACCTTAGATAGTGTTGTTTTGAATCATTAAGGTAAAATCATGGAACATTTTGTAAGAGTAGTAATGGAAAAACAAGAAGGTGCGCAACTATTAGACGAAAGCATCTTTGCAGAACAAGAAATTTACGAAACTGAGCAAGGTGCTACAGTATACGAAATAGCACTCCCCCGCCAATTAGATGAAGAAGAAGCAGACGAATACGCAAATCGTTTAGCAAATTATATGTTTGAACAAGGTTATGATGACTTTGATATTGAAATTTCAACAGATTTAGGGGAAGACATTGTAGAGGAAACTTACGACGGTGATGACTTTTTCTTAGAGTACGGTGTAATGTGGTTTAACGAAGATGAAATCGATGAAGCAGAATACCAAGGCCGTAAAGTTCCACTAGGCAAGCCTATGCGTGGCGATGTTAAAAAGTTTAAAGTATATGTTAAAGACCCAAAGACTAAGAATGTTAAAAAAGTTAACTTTGGTGATCCTAACATGAAGATTAAAAAATCAAACCCGGCACGTAGACGTTCATTCCGTGCAAGACACAACTGCGATAACCCAGGTCCAAGAACAAAGGCAAGATATTGGAGTTGCCGCAAATGGTAAAACTTGTAGAATTTGCAAAAGCAGTTGATAAGAAAATGCCTTTCAGTCCTGTAGACGACTGTGCTATCTATATGCGCAATGATCCTATGTTTTATAGAAAACATTTCTTTCCTGCTGTAATAAAAATGCAGGAAATGTATAAGAAAAACCAAAAGGTAAATGCATCAAAATGCATGGGTGACTGTGTCAATAGGGGTATTGAATCGTATTGCAAAGAATACAAGCTTGGCAGATCTGAAAATATATTTAAGGATGAAGATAAAGAAGCTTTAGTCAAAAAATTGTTTTCTGAAGAGATGAAACAAATCAAAGACGGAGCATACTAATGCTACTACGGGAACTGTTTGAAGAAACGAAAAAAACAGCAGTTCTAGCTTTTGGTAGGCTGAATCCTCCCACTGTAGGTCATGCAAAGTTAGTTAGTACAATAGAGTCTTTTGAAGGAGACCACTATCTTTTCTTATCTCAAAGCCAAAAACCTAAAACAGATCCTTTAGACTTTCCAACAAAACTAAAGTTCGCAAAACAATTTTTTCCTGGAATAAACATAGGACATCAAAGTGTACGTACACCAGTTCAAGCATTAGAAATGCTACAAAGTTTAGGTTACACTGATGTAATTTTTATTGCAGGTTCAGATCGTGTAGATGGTTTCCAAAAACTGTTCAATACATACAACGGTCAACCAGACAAATCAGGAAAAGTTCCGTTTAAATTTAATTCAATCAAAGTAGCAAGTGCAGGAGAACGTGATCCAGATGCAGATGATGTAAGCGGTATGAGTGCAAGCAAAATGCGTGTAGCAGCAGCTTCAGGGGACATAGAAGCATTTGCAAAAGGCGTACCAAATCCTAAACTAGCCAAAACTATGTTTGATGCTGTACGCAAAGGCATGGGTATTACTGAGCCTGTAGAAGAAATAATGGCTTTTGGTATTCCAAGTAGAGCTAAAAGAGCTACAATTAAAAAGAAAAAAGAAAAATTCGACGAACCAAGTAGCATCAGAGATAGAATAGCAGCGAGAAGAAAAGCTGCTGCAAAAGGCGACAAGGATGCATGGAAGTCTAAAAAAGAATTAGTAACAGCAGAAGCAGATTTAGTTTTAGACAAACAGGCTTTGGTAAAATATATCAAAGATCAGATCCAAGATTACGTAAACAGAGAGGATAGTGTTGAAAACCTTTCTGCTTTATTAAAATATATTGCTGGTAAACAAATAACATCTAAAGGAAAACGATTTGTTGTTTCCAAAGAGGATATACAAGAGGCATTATCTACAATAGAACGTGAACTTACCAAAGGCGAAGAAAAGAAAAAAGAAAAATACGTCAAAGAAGAACAACAACTAGATGAAATTGCACCAGCAGTGGGTGCAGCAGTTATGTGGATACTTCGTTGGATTGCTGTAAGAGGTGCGTGGCCTGTATTAAAATGGTTGTTAAAGAAATTTGCAAAATATATCATAGGTGGTAGCGCAGCAGCAATTGCCATAAGTGAAGGATGGGAATGGGTTACAGATAAAATTGGCGAAGAAGCAACACAAATGCTTATCGACAACAAGTTTACTATTGCAATGGCTGTAACACTTATCTTAGGTGCAGTTGTACTTAAAAAATGGATAGAAAAGCACGGCGAGAAGTTTGCTGCTAAGTATGCAGAATCTTTAGAACAAGGTGATCTATCGTGGATGAACTAGAGTATATTAAAAAACTAGCAGGTGTAAACGAATACAAAGGTTACACAGAGTATACTCTTGAAGATATGAGCCATACTGCAACTGAATTAAAGAAAAAAGAAAAAGAACAAAATATTAAACCAGGTGACAAAGAATGGTTTGAATTATGGTTTTCAAAACCTTATATGACAGGACATACTTTTAGAGGACGTAAGAAAAAATGAGCTTGAAGACTTGGTGGCAAAGAGTAACACGAGAAGAATATGAGCTAATCATAACAATTCCCGATGAAGTAACTGTACATCAGGATGGTGCAAGAACAGAAAAATTCAAAACACAAACATATACAGCCAAAAAAATAATAAAAACAATGCCTAAACATTTTGTGTTTGTAGATATGGATGGTAAACGCAATGAAATAAAGTTGCAAAGACCTGCAGATTTTCACGTAGTAAAGATTTGGTAAAATGCGTATAAGAGATTTATTAGAAGATGGTAGAATTGTAAAGGGTGTCAACACAACAGCAGATGTTGACACTAATTCTATATCTCGTGAAGCAGCAAAATTTGGAAACAAAGTGGACAAAGACGGAAAGCCGCCAACTTTGAGTAAAAAAGTTAAAGGTAAAAGTACAAATGTTTTGTATAATCTAGGTTTAGCAGAAGGACAACTGATTCCTAATCCTCCAAACACATTTCTAACAAAATCTGATACTGCATACGATCACTACAAAATAGGAACTAATCTAGCAAATCTCAAAGCAGTTCCCAAAGGTGCAAACTACGACGAACCTGACGTTGTAATTGCTCCGTATGCAGGCAAGAAAGAAATGAAATATCTAATGAAGCAATTGAAGCGTATTGGATATGATGTTCAAGGCGCTGCTGGCTATCAAGATGCACATTTTGACGACGAACCAACAGGTGGCGAAGCACCTCCGCAGGTAAAAAATTATGGTCCTTTAGGCAGAGTTAAACTGGTGCAGTTAAGAACAGTTCAAAAAGAACGCTCTTACAAAAAATTAATAAAGCAGCTAGAAAGAGTATTGAAGGATGATTATGCACCCATACAGATTGATCGTAAGGGACGCATAGTTAACGGTCATCATAGGTACGATGCTTTGCGTCTTGCAGGTGCCGAGTATGCTCGTGTACATATGGCAGACGATGTATTGGAAGATATGCTAGACGAAGGTTGGAGCAAAAAGTACAAGGATAGTATTAATTGTTCTAATCCAAAAGGATTTAGTCAAAAAGCTCATTGTGCAGGACGTAAGAAAAACGAAGACATAGATGAAAACTTTGCTGACGGTAAGAAAAAAGGGTTAATAAAAGCAACAAAAGAAGACATAGCTTCTTATAAAAAAATTATAGGTCTTGCAAAAAAGGCTCATGAAACTAACGAGTTAGAACCGTACTTTTATGATGCAGTGAAAATTACTTTTAATATGAACTTGTATAAAAAATATCCTAAACTTCTAAGCACACTTTTAAAAGTAGGAAGAAAAGTTTCAAAAGATGATTGGCCTTATACTGTTAAAGATATTAAGAAAAATACAGGCATTGATTTAGAAGCACATATTATAGAAAACTTTGCTGATGCTACCAAAGCAAAAGCAGCAACAGATGTAGCATATAATGAAAGTACAGACTTAGATAGTCTTAGAAAGTTTGTAAGGTCTCAACGAGAAGCACCTGACCAAGTTCTTTATCAAATGATGATGGCTCCAGATACTTATGGACACTCAGCATCAAACTTTGTAAGAAGTTGGTATGAGAAAACAAAAGAAGAAAATGGTTTAAATGATGTAGATTCAGCGTTAGAAATAATGGTTGATGAACTTGGATTGAATGAAAACTTTGCTGACGGTAAGCGTAAAGGCAAAAGCAGACCAGGGCGTGTAAAACGTGCAGGTGCTAGTTGCAATGGTAGTGTTACAAGTTTAAGAAAGAGAGCCAAGAATAGCTCAGGTGAGAAAGCGAGGATGTATCATTGGTGCGCAAACATGAAGAGTGGAAGAAAGAAAAAGTCATAGAACTATTCCCAGACACTAGCGACATAGAAACAAGTCATTATGTTGCCAAGTTAAAAGAACACGAACTCCGGCGAGCCAGCACTAACGAACGACAAAACTACTGGAAAACATACAGGGAATACTTAAAATGAAGATGAACGAAATAGTAAAGGAAACTACAACAGCGGGATCTGTTGCAAGCGTTGCTACACCTGTGGGTGGATTAGTAAGTCGTCAAATGAAAAATCCAGACGGTACTGTAAAAAATGCATTAGACGTTGATATTAATGTATTAGGTCACAAAAAGAAAAAATCAAAAAGCAAAAATAAAAAATGAAAAAACTATTCATTACCTTTGGTTGTAGCTGGACCATGGGTGTAGGAACATACTATTATGAAGGTATGTCAGAAAAAGAATACTATAATACATGGGACAGGCCGGAAGGCACTTTTCGTGAAATTATCGCTAAAGAGTTAAGTGCAGACACTTTAAATTTTAGTATAGGCGGAACAAGTAATCAAAAACAATTTAGATTTGCAAAACACTTTTTTCCAAGTGACGAATTTAACAATATAAAAGAAAAGTATGACGAAATTATAGTACTTTGGGGTATAACATCTACTGCTAGAACAGAAATATATGACTACAGAACACAGGATCTTAAAAATATAATTCTACCTAATCCTAAATTCAGTTGGCAAAAAGTAGTCAACAATGAAAACTACATTATAAAACAATGGATGAGATTTTTTTATAATCATGATCATGAAGTACATGCTCTTGCAAAAGAAATGCATTTTTTTAACAGTTACTTTGCAGCATTAGGTATTAAAAACTACTGGTTTGACACATTTAATCATCATGATTATGAAAAATCGCACCCTGCTGTAGCCAATTTCAGCACAGACGAATATACAGTTGAAAAAGATCGTAGACAAAAAGATCATGATCACCCTGTTACAACCACTATCAAAGAAGTAAGTGTAGATAAAAACAAAACAATAGATAATATGCTATTTTATAATCGCAGTCCTAGAGATATATGCAGTATACTTTGTAAAAATGCTGGGATGAAAAAATTAGATAAAGAGTATCATACTTCAACCTACAAAGAAGATACAAATAGAATAAAATTTTTAGCAGAAAATAAAATTGTTAACCCATATAGCTATCATCCAACAAAATACGGACATCAACTAATAGCAGAATTAATACTAAAAGAAATAAATACACTATAATACGTATTATGGAGCAGCTCAATGAGAGATAAAGAAATTAGTGAAGGCTTAGGTGATATGGCTCACATGGCTGAAAAAGACCATGAAGTGCAGATGGCCAGAGCAGACCTATACAAAATAGCAAAGTATTCAATCAAACTCCACGAAATGCTAAAGAATGTTTCTGAAGCAGAAGGATTAGAAGGTTGGGTACAATCTAAGATTACAAAAGCAGCAGACTACTTAGGCTCAGTATATCATCATTTAGATTATGAACAAGCAACAGGCGAACTTGGTGAAGGCGCAGGTAAGCATTGTTCATCTAAGTGCTGTGGAGAAGATGTAAAAGCAGAAGACTGTAAATGTCCTCCAGACTGTAAAGGTTGTAGTTGCAACGCAGTAACAGAAGCAACAGAAAAGGCATCTTGTGGATGCGGACCAAGCTGCTCACATTGCGGTGGTAAGCATTCAATGAATGAAGTTGGTAAAAAATGTGAGTGCTGTGGTAAAGAAATTAAAGCAGTTGCAGCAGAAGGTAAATCACCTCACAAAAAAGGTACTAAAAAGTACAAGAAGCATATGGCAGCAATGCATGCTGAAAGTGCTAACGATACTTACAAACAAAGACTACATGCCAAACTTGCAGAAAGATCATTAACTAAAGACGAATCTAAAAAAAAAGAGAAGTACGTTAAAGGTATGAAGAAAGCCAAAGGTGATTTTAAAGATCGTTATGGCA